GTGCGATCTGTTAACTAATTGCTTAGTCCGGATTATATCCACTAGGTGGTCAATATGAGAACAGTCAAACGGCGTGTCCTCATAGAGGTCGAGCTCAACCAGAGGCTCAACTATATCCTCCCACTTTTTGAGATAAAAGCGGTCTGCGTAACAAAGTGGTATCAAGTCACGCTGACTTACCATCGGTGCACGACGCGCACGGGAGTAGCTCTGTGCTCCTTGCTTGGCGCGAGTCCGAAAACTCACTTTCCTTTCGGAAAACCGGACCTTAGCCCGATCCCTCACTCGGTTAACCTCGCTAACCATGGCATCATACTCTTCTTCCCTCGAGAGATGATACCCCTCCGGCATTTCAGCCATAGGAATAACACCCCTTTCCTCGGGTCGAAGACTCTCTGGAAGAGCCGTGCAAGCCTTCCGGATCTTGCGATCCAGCCGACAAGCTTTCTGATATGCGGGTGGAAGCCGATAAAGTTTCTTATCCTGTTGTTCGGACAGGATATGCGCATTGGCACGCGCCACCTTAAGAAACGACTTCACGTCCAACGTAGCCTCGGCTGCCAAACCGAGAACATCATCCACATCCGGCTTCATCCAGAGAGCCGAGGCATTGAGCTTCTTGATAGGCTTGCACCCATCAAAAAGCGTTGAGTTTATCTCCGCTTTTTGGCTATGTTCCATCGTCTTTTCTTGATTGACGACCATGCCAACATGACCGCCATTTATGGTAATAGCCTCACGAAGATTCGTTCCAGATCGGACTTCCCGCGTAAGCAGGTCGTCCCCGTTGATCAAACACGGGTGCGACGACCACTCCCGGAACGAAATCTTCTTCCCCACAAGTAGGTCCGTCAGGGCCAAATCAACGATTGTCTTGTTGATCAGACACAAAAGGGGAAACGACATAACAGAGCCCATTGGCTGGCCCCGTGTCGCCACGCCATCCCTACCCTCAATGCGCAAGGCAGATAAAACCCGTAGAGCTCGGATCTCATCATCGGACAAAGAGGTCGCCTGATCGATAAGAATGTCAACTGCCGCTTCAACGTAAGCGGTCTTTATCATATCAGTGGCTGACTGATAATCAAAAGAGAGGTACCGTGTACCGGTCAACTTTCTTATGTCCTTTTCGGTGGGGTCACCTACAAGGAGCCATCCCTTCCTCTGCAGAGTTTCGTACAAGGAATAGTGCAACGGCGCTAAGAGCTCTGTGTTCCTAGCTGAATATAACGTTACTACCCGAGGTTTCCCCGAGGAGAAAACAAGGGCAATGCGGCAGTCCTCCGAAAAGGGCTCCTCATTCCAATTCCCCGCCTCACGACGTTTAAACGACAGAGTCGCGTTACCGTTCGGGATGAACGGCCGTCTTCTCTGATCCCAGCCCTTCTCCACGTTTCCTCGAAAGGCGCGTCGGAAGTTCTGAAGGTGAGTGTCATCGACATCCACCGGCTGAAACCTCTGAGAGAGCCACTCGTTGAGACGATGCGAGAAGCGAGGTTCACACCCCTCACAACAGTTTTTCTCGACCTTTTGGATCGACTTGAAACTCAACTCCCACTGTTCAGAAACAGCGGCGAAGCACTGACGAACGGCGGCCCGAAGACCGCCGCACTCTACTCTCCCAGGAAGATCTCTCTCATATGGTAAGCCCAACTGGCGAAACCATCTTACAAGAGTTACGGCCTTCTTCATAAGGCCAGCGGATCTGGTGCACCCATCCATGTCAGACCCCTCCAACACTGCGAACAGGTTGGAGTGCGAGACAGGATGCCCGCCACGATTCTCACTCTCTTTAAGGCCGGAGCCGGCCGCACCCTCTTTTAGTTCTAGATATGAAAGAACCCGGTCGTTGCGTTTTTCGAAGCTCTCGCCGGGAAGAGCAAAAAGAGGATATTGGTCAGTTACGCCAGCAGAGCCCATTACGCCTGGCTCGCAGCAGGGTCCAAAGGTATCTGACAGGTTATCGACCTGACAGGGACCCCTTTCAGGAGTGCCGCGGCACATCGGGGGGTTTTCAGCCCCCTTCGCACGTGCCAGGGGGTTGCCGACCCTCCCAATATCCTCTACGAACATCTCTTGGTTTAGCGCTATCTGATGTCCTTTCATTTGTCATAGTACCCGCACTCTCACGGGAGTCACGCCTACAGAGGCCCGAGGGCATGATACGTCATGAGCTGTTTGTTGTTACGATCAGGATACGGCAGCCAGCCACTTCCTGGAGCACAAATGGTTGTGATCCCGGCTCGGTCATAGGTTCAACGGGCTCTAGGCCTACATGAGATCCTCGCGATCCTCCCACTTTCTTTAAACACGATGTGGTAACGTGAGCCGCTTTCTGATTAAGCGTGTAAACGGCAAATCCGCTCGGGGTGCTGGTCACCGGGTTGGCTACCCTAACAGCCGGGTTCCGCTCCCGC